TTTATTGCTGCTGGAATAGCATCTGAACATTTATGTAAAGATAAAATAGAATCTATTATAGTTACAAGACCATTAGTATGTACTGGTAAAGATATAGGATCGTTACCCGGAGAACTAAATGAAAAGATAAAGCCATATTTAGCACCTATGACAGAAAATCTAAAATATTTTCTTGGTAGAGATAAATTTGGACTTTATGTAAATACTAATAGAATTAGATTTGAACCACTTGAAACTATGAGAGGAATGACGTTTCATAATTCATATATGATTTTAGATGAAGCCCAAAATTGTACTATGGAACAGATCAAAATGTTCATAACAAGAATGGGTAAAAATTCTAAAGTTATTATTAATGGTGACATGAAGCAAACCGATCTATTTAATAAAAGTGGACTATCTTTTTGCTTAGATAGACTAAATAATTTAAATGGTGTCGGAATCTGTAAATTAGACTACCATGATATACAGAGGAACGGAATTATAGCCAGTGTGCTATACGCTTTGGAGCAATAATGTTATACGATTATTCCTGTGCTAATTGTGAACATAGGGTGATAGATCATTATCAATCAATACATGATGATCCTATTACCCTATGTCCAAATTGTGGTTTACACTCTTTAGAGAGACAAATCACTGGAGGTCTTGGTGCCTTTGTCAAAGATGTAAAAACTATAGGTCAATTAGCAGATAAAAATTGGTCTAAGGTTGGAACATATAAAAGATCAGAAATAGAGACACAGCAAAAAGAAAAAGAGGTACAAAATCAATCTCTATTTTCTCAGTTTGGAAAAGCAAGTAAAAAACAAATTAATAAAATGACCGCTGAACAAAAACAAAAATATATTATTACAGGTGATACATGAAATTTGTAGATTCTTATGTTAAGAAAGATTTTCAAGCTCAAACAACAGAGCAATTATATAATAAGTCTGGTGAACTATGCTCAGACAGTGAAAAGATTTTTGCAAAGGTAATTGAAATAAACACAAGCAATAATAAGCAAATAAAATATCTTATAGCTACGAATAATAATATTCCATACGATCCAAATGGTATAGATAGTCATAGAGAATCTAATCTAACTATAAATCTTAAGTCTGTTTCAAAATCTGTTTTTGATTATTATGTTCTATATCTAAGAACAAAAAATTCTCTATATATGACTAGGACACAAAGGAGTTATATCAATGTCTAAAACTGGACCAATAGGACAAGTAGAAGCTTTTTATATAGAACACCATTACAAAACATTAACAGATCAAGAATTAGCAAACGTTTTAGATAGAAAAGTAGAAACCATTAGAAAATATCTAAAGCAAAACTTTGGATCTTCCAAGACTACTATTAGGGCTGGAGATCACTTTGCTAAAAGTAAAGGTTCTATAGTAATGACAGAAACTGCATCTATGATAGGTGACGGAAAAAGAAAGACAACTAAAAAACCATCTGATTGCGTAACTAAGATTAAACATGATTGATTTTATTTTTGGATATGAAAACTGGAGAAAAGTATATTCAGCATCTCCAGAATTGAAAAAAAATATATGGATTTATTTTCAAACATCAGATAATCAAGATGTTTATTTAAAAGTATATAATGATTGGTTTAAAGTTAAGTCTTGGTTATCTAATACTAATCAAAAGATAACAAAACTTGGATTAAGATATAGATCTCATCAAATAGAAGTAGAAGTAAATAATTGTGATGGAATATACTTAGTTCGTTCAATAAAGGGCGAATTTGGTGGAAGAACAAAAGAATGCTATACTATTGGTAAAATAATTGATAATCAAGTACATAAAACAATGTGGCTAACGCCAGAATTGATAGAAGAAAGTTCATTTATAGACAATATTGAAGACTGTTTTGAAGAAGCTATAATACACTATGAACAACCCTCAAAAACCAGCACTGTTTAATCAAGACTATCAAAAACAGTGGTCAGAAACACATAAGTATAAGCATATTCATACTGGGGAATATTGCACGTTTGAAGCTTATGTTGCAGAACTTATTATTCTTAGAAGAGCAGAAAAATTAAATCTTGGAAAACCATCTTATAAATTTTGGACCAAGGGTGATCCAAATCATTGGATTTGGAAAAAACAACTTGGTGCAGCAAGACAATTAAAGAAAAAATATAGCGAAGAAGCTATATTACAAGCCATTAAATCTAAAGAATTTGATAAGCTATTAGTTCTAGGAATACAAAATGGTAGAGGTTACAAAATTAATCCGCTTGCGGAAAAGGTCATTGCGATGTATGATAGTAAGATCAAAGAAGCACAAAGCAAGCAACAGTGTACCACAGATGTTGAAATAGATAATAAAGAATTACAATCTAGAAAAACACAGTCTATATCAAAAAATAAAACGATGTTTAATAAACTGAGGGATTTATGAATAAAACAAAGAAAAAGACTACTAGTAAGTTTGAAGCAGATAGCGTAAGCAATTCTGTCATTAGTAAATATGGAGACGTTGTAAGAAGTGGTACAGAAGTACTTGAGTCAATAAATAGTCTAGAAGTAATTGGCGTGTCTCCAGCATTAGATATTGCACTTGGTGGTGGATTAAGAGAAGGTTCTGTTATTGTTATGACAGGAGATCCAAAGAGTGGAAAGACAACTACCGCATTACACTTTGCCGCAAAGTGCCAATTAAAGGGTAAGCGTGTGATTTATGTAAATACTGAAGGTAGATTATCTAAACAAAATTTTGATGGCATAAAAGGATTAAATCCAGACAATATTATTATTATTGAATCCACAGATGATCGTATTTTAACAGCGGAAGATTTTCTCAATATTATAGAATATTACATTAATAATGATCCCGGCTGTTTGATAATAGCAGACTCTTTATCTAATATGGTTCCAGCGTGTGAATTAGAAGGAGAAGTAAGAACTGGAGTAAGAAATGCTTTGCCACGATTATTATCAATGTTTTTCAAACGCATTAGTGGAACACTGATGAAAAATAAAACCATGTTAATATGTATCACACACAATATTGCTAATACTGGCGGTTCTCCATACGCACCATCTAAAATGGCAGACTGTGGAAATATGTTACAGTATCAAGCTGGAACAAACATGGTAATAACACATCGTGGCAAATGGCAAGTTCCAAAAGATACTGGCGAACACGTTGGACAAATTGCTAATTGGTCTATTAAAACATCAAACGCTGGAGGAAGACCAAATAGTACAGCAGAAAGTTGGATTAGATATGGAATAGGAATAGATGAAGTACAAGAGGTAATACAGATTGCCTGTGAGTTTAGATTAATAAAAGCTAGTGGTGCTTGGTATACAATACAATGTGCCGTTGATGATACCTCAAATCCAGTTATTGCTAAATACCTCAGTGAAAATAATGCTTCATCTGTGGATGATATTGAAAGAGCATTAAAGTTTCAAGGTTCTAATAATCTGTGCGAATTTCTTACCACCCATGAAGATATAGCACAGTTTGTATTTCAAAAAATTAAGGAACTTTATTGAATGAAAATAGTAGGAATTAATGGTAAAGAATATATTTGGAATTTGTCAAGTTATGATGTCAAAGCCGACGATAAACGTGCCAGATCAAAATATCATCTTAGAGCAAGAAAACTATTAAAAGAAATATATCATAGCTATAGAATACTTGAAGAGGTAAAATTACCCGGAAGTACTGCATTGCATAGAAAAGGCGTTTTATATCTTGATTTTTATATACCACAAATAAAATCTGCATTTGAGGTTCATGGTCAACAACATTATGAATTCTGTCCTTTTTTTCATAAAAGCAAGGCTGATTTTATACTTGCACAAGCCAAAGATTGTGATAAAATAGAGTGGTGTAGATTGAATGGAATTAAGATGGTTACATTAAAATATTCTGACTCAAATGAAGATTGGAGACAACAAATTGTCAACCGCTAAAGAAAATCTGGAACAACATATAAAAGATATTGACGACTATATCAATAGTCACAATACAAAGTTCTCATCTTTTAGAGAAGAATTTTTATTAGTGGCTGACTTACCGCTAGATACGCTCAAAAAATTAACAAAGGATGAGCTATTTGATAATGCGTATATTTTATATAGTTATGCTTCTTATATTCAAGATGATATA